AGAAGGAAGCCTGAACGTGAATATCACTGCCGCACAGCAAGCCGCCAATGCTATTGATCTTGCCATCCGTGCAGGTGGCGTACAGGCCGCACTTGCTCACATCGAATTGCTGTCTGAAATCGCGCAGGCAGCAGCAGAAGCCAAAGCCGCTCAGGACGCGACCCCAGCTAGCCCGGAGACGAAAGATGCTTAAGTTTATTTTTACCTGCCTCGCGCTACTCTGCGCCCCGGCTGCACACGCGGACCTCTTCATGCCGATGGATCGCGGGGGAAACATTGCGGAATACGAGGCTATTGTCGCGGCCTCGCCTCGCCCAATCAAGATCGACGGCTACTGCATGTCGGCTTGTACGATCAAGCTGGCCAAAGGCTGTGTCACCCGGCGCGCGGTGTTGATGTTCCACAGTGCATTTGATCCGATTACTGCGGGCCGCTCCGGTCCGTGGGCGGGTATGTCGCCGGGCGGGAATGAAATTTTGATGCGCTATTACCCCAAACGTATCGCCGAACACGTGCGCAAAAACGGTTGGCTCCTCAGTCCCTCTTATTCCGAAATGACTGGCAGCGAAGCCATTGCGCTCGGCGTCCCGGAGTGCAGATAATTACAGGAGTCTTTTATGACAAAATGGCCGCGTGAGTCTGAAGTCGATGTTTTCTACGGAAACCCTCGAGGTAAGGGCGGTTCTGGCGCTTCCCTTGCGTGGGAAAAATCCAAACTTGTTTACATCGAGAAGCTCCCTTTCAAGATGCACATGGGTGATACTCCGATCACCAAAATTCGCTGTCATCGTCTGTGTGCAGATCCGTTCCGCTTCTGGCTTGAGCAGGTCTGGAAGAACGCAGGATACGATCCTCGCGTGATCGCTCAGTGGGGAATGGATGTATTCTCTGGCGGGTATAATTATCGCCCGAAGCGCGGAATGAACTCTTTGTCGATGCACGCCTACGGTATTGCAATGGACTTTGATGCTCCGCGGAACGGACTGCATGATCGTACCCCAAACTTCGCAAATCTCCGCGAGCAGATCGTCAAGCCGTTCCTCGAACTCGGCGGAGTGTGGGGTGGTGACTGGAACGGGAATGGCAAGTCACTCGACGAGCGCCGGTGTGACGGTATGCACTTTCAGTTCGCGAAATAAGGATCAGTAAAATGGCCTCGGAAGTTGACATCTGCAATCAGGCACTACAAGCTATCGGCACTCGCACTTCGATGACGAGCCTTGATGAGGACTCACCAGAAGCGCGCCAGTGCCAGCTTGTATACTCGTCTTGCCGTGATCAGCTTCTGAGAGCTGCTCATTGGGATTTTGCGAAAAAGACTGACATCGCTGGGTTGCTCAAATCAGCGCCGGACACGCCCGAGTTCCAAGGTGAGGTTTCTCAGGGCGGTTGGTCACACAAATACCCTCCGCCTGGATGGCTTTACGAATACGCTATGCCAGCTGACTGTTTATTCATTCGCCATGTAGTTCCGAACACATTCACGCAGGGTTTTTCTGTCCCTCTTTTTTCGGGCGGGATCAGTGCTAATTCTTCGCCTATCACTGGCTCTGTGAAATTTGAAAAAGCGACTGATGAAATCAATGGCGTCGATACAACTGTCATTCTCACCAATCAACCTCAGGCGCTTTTGATCTACACAAAGCGCGTGACAGTTGTAAATCTATTCGATCCTCTGTTCTTCGATGCTCTTGTTTCAGCTGTCGCGGCCAACATCGCTATCCCGCTAACAGGCGATAAAACACTCGCCTCGATGAAATCAAAAGAGGCAAATGAAGCGATTTTGGCTGCACGAATTGCTGATGGGAACGAGGGCCCGACAATCTATGATCCTGATCCATCGTGGCTTGCTGCACGTACTGGCTATTCCCAGCGCTTTGCGGCTACTGCCCAACTCCAGTATGGTCCACTCTTTCCGGTGATTTGATATGGCTAACTCTGTTATCAAAACTTCTTTCGCCTCAGGGGAAGTTAGCCCGTCACTCTACGGACGGCCTGATCTTGCCAAACATAACACCGGTGCTGCACTTATTCGGAATTTCTTTATTGACTACCGTGGCGGGGCTATTTCCCGCCCAGGCACGAAACTTGTGACGCGGACGAAAACCTCTGGGAAGATCCGCCTTATCAACTTCGAGTTTAACATTCTTCAGACCTATGTGCTGGAGTTTGGTAATCGCTATATGCGTGTTCTGCAGAACGGTTCTCCTGTTCTCGAACCGGGCTTCACTATTACCGGCATCACGAACGGAGACCTTGTCGTGTCCGCGCCTGGACATAATTTTAGTGTTGGTGACTGGGTCTACATCAGCGGCGTCAACGGAATGAACGAGGTCAACTATGAGACCTATATTGTTGGCAGTGTTAGTCTTGGCAATGTTACTCTTACTTCACTTGATGGGGATGTTCAAAATTCTAGCGGTTATGGTGTATATCTTTCTGGAGGTTCTATCTCAAGGGTATTCACTCTTGTAACACCGTATGTCGAAGATGATCTGATTATGCTGAAATACATCCAGTCTGCGGATGTCTTGACGCTTACTCACCGAAACTATCCGGTGATGAATTTGACTCGGACGGCTCACCATATCTGGGCTCTTACCGAAGTTAACTTTTCAGCAACTGTTGTTCCGCCTACAGGGCTTAATCTTACAACCACTGGCACCGGAACTGTCAGGTTTTCTTACTGCGTCACAGCTGTTTCAGCAATCGACGGGTCTGAAAGCATCGCCTGTAAACCAGCCATCGTTCAATCAGTCAACATCGGAACAACCTCCGGCACCATTACCATCAAGTGGAACGCTGTTCCAAACGCAGCATACTACAACATTTATAAAGCGCAGGTGTCTCCGAGTGTTGATATTCCGGCAGGGTCTACTCATGGATATGTTGGGATGTCCTACGGACTACAATTCAACGACGGCAACATCCTTGCTGACTTTACCAAGACACCTCCGAAGCATCGCAATCCGTTTGCTAAAGCGTCATTGACTGACATTACAATCACCAATGGCGGCAGTGGTTATCTTACCTCATCCTCTGTAACAGTAACTGATGCGACCGGCTCCGGTGCTGTTGTGTTTCCTATTGTCGAGGGCGGGGTTATCGTCGGCTTTATCATCGAGGATCAAGGTCATGACTACACAGCGCCAGTCGTCTCAGTCAGTGATGGAGCCGGAGCAGTACTCGTTCCCGTTCTTGGAAAATCCTCTGGGAACTATCCCGGCGTCGCCACATACTTCCAACAGCGAAAAGTGTACGCCTCCAGCATCAATCAACCCGAAACTTTGTGGGGATCCCACCCTGGAGCCTTCAACAACTTCGATGTGTCTACCCCCGTTGTTGCAGATGATGCTTACACCCTGACGCTTGCATCGCGCCAGGTAAATGAGATTAAATCGATGCTTGCGATGCCGGGCGGTCTCGTGATCTTGACTGGTGGTGGAGCGTGGCAGGTTACTGGCGGTGGGCAGAATACCGCTGTCACTCCGATGAGTGCTCAGGCGCAACCTCAAGCCTACAACGGCTGCAGTGATGTTCCGCCTTTGGCGATTAACTACGAAATCCTTTATGTCCAGAATAAAGGCTCGGCCGTTCGAGATCTGTCATACAACTTTTTCTCGAACATTTACACCGGCACTGATCTGTCGATAATCTCCAGCCACTTGTTTGATGGTTATCAGATTACCGAGTGGGCGTGGGCTGAGGAACCTTACAAGATAGTTTGGGCCGTTCGTGATGACGGAAAGCTCCTCACCCTAACATTCTTGAAGGAACAGGAAGTTGCTGGATGGGCTCGCCAAGATACTCGAGGGCTTTTCGGCTCGATCACTTCTGTAACCGAGGGTCATGAGAATGCTGTCTATGTCTCAGTTAATCGGTATATTAATGGTCGCTGGGTTCAGTTCATCGAGCGGTTTGCATCACGACTGATCGAAACTGTCGAGGACGCTTGGTGTGTTGACTGCGGTCTTGAGAATGTTCAGGAGACTCCAAATGCCACAATCACCGTATCTTCGACTCAAGGAACTGTCACAATCGAGGCTTCTTCGGGAGTGTTTTCTGCGCAGAATGTGGGTGATGTTCTTCGCGTATGCGGCGGGATTATTGATGTCACTACATTCGTCGGGCCGACGACTCTTGAGGGAGTGGTCCGAAAAGAACTGACAGATATTCTTCTTGATGCAAAAGCCGGAGAGTTTGTCCCACTTCCTAAAACCTCAGGTGACTGGCAAATTTCTACCCCTACGGCAACTGTGTATGGGCTTTCTCACCTCGAGGGTGAACTTGTTCAGGTTGTCAGTGATGGGAATGTCTTATCGCCAAGAATTGTTTCGGGAGGCAAAATAACTCTTGACCAACCCGCCACAAAGATTATCGTAGGGTTAGGCTTTCAATGCCAATTGCAGACGCTTAACCTGGACATCGGCGAACCTACAATACAGGGCAAGCGTAAAAAGGTTGCAGCAGCTACAGTCCGCGTTGATAAAACTCGAGGGATGAAGGTCGGACCTACTTTCGCTAAGGCTGTTGAGTATAAACACAGAAACCGCGGCGATCATCTTGGCGATCCGATTGATCTGATGAGTGGTGATATGCGAGTTGTGCTGGAGCCTCAATATTCTATCGAGGGAAGAATATGTGTGCAGCAGGATTACCCACTACCGATAACGGTACTTGCGATCATCCCGGAGATCATCCTCGGGGATACAGATCCGCGGAAATGAGAGAAGCTGTTGTTGAGGATTGTCTGACTATCATGGATAATCTTCGCGACTCTGACAGAGAGCTTCTTGAGTATATGAGTGTGGATTGCTTTCAGGCTTTTGCTTTAGCACTCCACACTTCAACATTTGCGTATACCTGGGTTGTTGATGAAGTCCCGGTTTGTGTCTGGGGTGTTCAGCAACAGTCGTTGATGTCTGGATCAGCTACGATCTGGATGTTGACAACGAAAGAAATGGAGAAGAATGTTTTTCTCTTCACTCGAAAATCCCAGATGATTGTGAAAGAACTTCTCGAGGTTTACACTGAGTTGACCGGGTATGTCCACTCGTCTAACACTCGTTCGATCCGTTGGCTGACATGGCTCGGTTTCACCATCGAGCCAAGCCAAGTTCTTGAAAACGGACTTCGTGTTCGTATGTTTTACAAACGAGGCTAACAATGTTTCTTGCAGCAATTCCAGCACTCGCCTCTTTAGCGGCAGCCAGTACTGCGATGACAACCGCCGCTACAGTTGTTAGTGCTGGTGCGGCTGTCATGGGTGGTGTGGCTGCAAAACAGTCGGCAGATTATCAGGCCGCAGTCGCCCGTAACAACGCTTTGACTGCTCGTCAGATGGGTGAGCATGACATCATGCAGGGGCAGGTTGCGGCTCAGGAACAGGATATGAAAACCAAAGAGCAGACTGGTGTCGCTAAAGCTGGTCTCGGGGCTTCTGGTTTTGATATGGGTAGCGGGTCTGGGATGGACATTCAGTCTAGTCAGGCAGGACTCGGCCGCCTCGACGCACTGCGCCAGAATGACAAAGGTCTTATGTCTGATTGGCGCTACAAAGCGCAGGCTCAGAATTTTGAAAATGAGGCCGAGGCTCAGAAGGCTAAGGGGAATAATTCCCTTGTCGCAGGGTTCTTGAACGCAGGTTCTACAATGCTTACTGGCGGAAGTAATTTCGCTGACAAGTGGATGACCTACAGCCGTCTCGGAGTTGCCTAATGGTTACCGTACCCTACTCCGCTACACCATCTGTTCCGTCAGGCGGTGGCTCAGTTTCCCCGGCCTATCAGTCAGGTTCGGCTGCAACACCTGATGCGTTTGGCGCCCAGGCTTGGAAAGCTGTCGAGAACGTAGGTAAGTCTGTTGAGGACTCTGCTAAGATGCTTGAGAAGCATGTTATTGCGGAGCAGACTCTTGTCAATCAATCGAGTGCACGAGATCTCGACAATCAATATCTCGTTGATCTCGCAAAGCTCTCGGCAGAGTACAAATCGAAGCAGGGTAAAGATGCGATCGACAGTGCTCCGGAGTACGAGCAAAAGGTGATGGAGCTCCGCGAGAGATATAAAGGTCTCGCACCAAACGCTATGGTCGGAAAACTTTTTGACGATGTGGCTACTCGGCGTGGTGCGTTCGCATTAAGTGAGGGTGCGGCGTACCGCGCCAATCAGACCAAGGCCTACAACAATCAAACCCTTGGGTCGAGCCTTCAGCTTAATACTCGCGCAGCAAGTGCAGTCTCAAACGACAAAGAGTTCGATGCGTACCTTACTCGGATCGAGGGTGACGCAGCGCAGATGGAACTCGGTAACGGGGCTCCTCCAGAGAAGGCTGAACTTGCAAAGGTTGAGGCTACAAGTAAGGCTGTCGCGCTCCGTGTTCAAACACTTGCTATGACTGACCCACTTGCAGCGAAAACATTCTTCGACAAATACTCGCACAAGGTGGATGGGGTACAAGTCCCTCAGATCCAACAGTATATTAAGCAAGGACTTCTCACCGTTCAGGCGGATCGGTTCGCTAACAACGCTGTTAGTGGGCAGGGTGGTGGCGAGGATGTGCTGAAGATGCGCGAGTCCGGGAATAACCACCGGATTGTGAATGATGTAGGCTTTGTCGGAACTTATCAATTCGGCGCTCCACGTCTTGAAACGCTCGGGGTTTTTAAGTCCGATGTTGATCTGAAAGGCTGGAACGGGAAGGCTGGTAAAGAGGATAAGTGGCAGGGCTCTTTTAATATTCCTGGGATGCCAGAAATCAAGACTGTTCAGGACTTCAAGAACAGCAAAGAAGCTCAGGACCGCGTTCGCCAACTTGATCTCCAACAGACTGAGAAAGATATTTCCGCAAAGGGTCTCGATAAATACATCGGGCAGACTGTTGCTGGTGTTCCAATCACTAAGCAGTCGATCATGAACATGGCTCATCTTGGTGGGATTGGCGGGGCTGAGGCCTTTTTGAAATCTGACGGGCAGAAGAACCCGACTGATAAGTACGGCACCTCACTGAGAGATTATGCTGAAATGGGCAGCACGGCGAAGGATCGGCCAAAGCTCACTCCGAATACGACAGGCCCTGAACTCCAGCAGATGATTGATGAAGGGAAAAAACAGGCTGTTCTTGCGGCGGGCGGCGACAAGGATCTCGCGGCGCAGCTGAGTGAAACTGTCGAGTCCAAGATTAAGAACAAGTTTAACAATGTAATGGCTACGAAGAATTTGGTTGAGCGGGATAATACTCTCGCCATCAAAAACTTTGTACTGTTTGGTGGGCAGGATAAGAAGCCTCCAGTCTCGATGAGTGAAGTCACGGACAATCCCCAGTTCCGCGATATTTATTTCGGACTGCAGAAGTCTAATCCTGACCTTGCCAAGGCTCTTGTTAAGCATGTAGAGACAAATGCTGAGCCGGATACTGTCGAACAATCCGCCGCTGCATTGACTAGGTTTCAGGAATTGCAAGGCATGGCTGTTACGAGTCCTGATAAATTCATCAAGATGAATGTACTGGATGAACAGCTTCCTAAAGCATGGAAGACTCAGCTTGTCGCGGCTCAGATCAGCAGCATTAAAAAGCCGATGACTGACAAGCAGGCTGTTTCGATCACCAAGGATATTCTCTCAGCTGCGGAGATTGAAAAAGAAACTCCGGCTTACAATCAGTTTGTCGGCGCGCTTCATGTGAAGATCGAGGACTACCGGACTACGAATAAGGGGGCAGCCCCATCTGATGATCAGGTTAAGATCATGGCCTCTGATCTTATCCGCGAGAAAATAGTCAGAAGGGCGGACCCTGCACCGCAGACCTCTTTTGATAAAATTTTCGGATGGAATAAGCCCGAAGAAAAAATGCGCAGTTTCGAGGTCCCGAAAGAAGATAGTGCTACGATTAAAGAGGCGTATAAAAAACGCTGGGGTATCGACCCTGACGACGCAACTGTTTTCAAAATCTATCGCCAGAAGGCTAAGTGATGAACGATTACAATGACGCTATCGAGCAATTCGGTCCGCCGCCTTCTCCTCAACAGGCATTGAAGGCGGCTGAACCTGCTGATCCGGTAAAGGCTGGGAAGGCATTTACTCTCGGCCAAGAGTTCGGTGTTCCGGCAGGTGCTGTTGAACCGACTTTGCCTGAGTGGGAAGGCTTGAAGCGTCAAAAAGAGTTCGATAAAGCTCTCTCGGATATTCCCGAACTCGGTCAGTATCTTACCTCAACGTCAGAAGCTGCGGCTGTATCGAAGAATGACGTGACCACTCTTGGCGGCGTCATGAAGAAGGCCGGCGAGTTGCTGATGATGAACCCGCTTGTCAGGTTCCAGACATACACAGCTACGAAAACTCTTGAGGGCGCTGCGGAGGGTTATTCTTCTCAAGAATACGGACGCTTAGCTGCAAGGTACCAAGCCGGTGATACCAGTGTTCTTCCTCGTCTGGAGGAATACGAAGCAAAGCCTCAACTCAAGAAAACCGGGGTTGATCGGTTTTTAAATGCGTTTGGCTCGTTTCTTGGATCGACTGCTTCCAGTCTTAAAGTTGCTGCACCGGCTGCTGGTGCTGGCGCTGTCATTGGTTCTGCCGGTGGTGGTGTTGGCGCCATACCTGGAGCAATTTTTGGCGGCGTTACAGGTCTGTCTGCTGATATGGGTATTGCGACCTCTGGTCAAGTCTATCGTCAGCTGGATCTCGCTCGAGGAGCAAACGGCGAAAAAATTGACGAGTCTGTTAAACAAGCAGCCTCGGTTGGTGCGGGTCTCGCTGTTGCTGCTTTGGGACAGTATGGGACTGGTAAAGTCGTTGGTGGGTTTGTCAGTGAGGTTACTACTAAATTGGTTGCTCAGCCGATTATTCAGCAATCCATTAAAAAGAGTGTTGGCGAAGTTGCTGAAGCGGGATTGACGATGGGCGCGCTAAATGTCGGTATGACACTCGCTCAGCAAATTTCGATCCAGTCAGCTAAGTTTGTTTCGGCTGGTGAATTCGAAACTGTGATGAATAGCCCGGCCGAGCGTACTCGTTTTGTCGAGTCGGTTGTTGATGCAGCTGTTGATGGACTTGCTCTTGGTATGATGTTGAAGATCCCTCAAGTCGGACATAACAGGTTTGTGGATCAGATGCGGGCGAATGAGGCTGATCGCGGGAAGCAGATGCTGAGTGAACTGCTCGCTTCGCGTGAGGCCTCGGAGACTTTCAAGAACGCTCCGGCACTGTTCAGCGAGGCTCTTGGTCATGTGACTAAAGAGAATGAGATTGGACTAAGTGCTGATTTCGTCGATGCAAATATCGAGCGGTTTGGTTATCTGAGAGACATTCGGCAGCGGCTGGAGTTCGCTGCAAACACTGGCAGCGATGTGAAAATCCCGCTGAAGGATTTCATCGCGCACACTGATAAGGACGTTGCGTTTGCAGCGCTCGATCATCTGCGTATTGGCGAAGGGATGACTCCGGCAGAGGCAAAGGCTCTTGGCGAGTCTTATCCCGCCTCAAAAAATATTCAACAAGAACCCTCAGTAAAAGAAACTTCTCCGGAGGTGGCTAAGGCCGAAGCTGCGGTCAAGGCTGAGCGCAAGTCACTCTGGCTCGAGCCTCTTTTCACTTCCCCGGATGCTGTTGGTATCTCGAAAAGCGACTTCGCTAAGTACAGCAAGCATATTCAAAACGTCCAGGCTAAGATTGGTAAAAGTACGTTTGACGCTGTTCATGCTGAAATCAAACGTACTGAGACGAAACTGTGGAAGGACTCAGTCAACAAACAGACTGAGATCGCTCGCGAGGAACTTTCCAGCCGCTCAGATTTCTTTGCGGAAAGAAACCTTCGCGAGGACTCGACGCTTCGACTTGACCGCAACGCGGTTGATACTCTCTACAACACAACTGAGGGCACGGCCTATTGGAAGTATCACGCTGAAGGCGAGAAGGCTAGCTCAGCCTTTTCTGAAAAGATTTTCGCTGAAGGTGGATTGCACCCGGACGATGTAGCCCCGCTCATGGGGTATGACACCGGGCGAGCTATGCTTGACGATCTACTTAAACTCGAAAGTGCTCGCAAAAAGGAAGGGCTTACTGAGAAGGCTTTCTTTGAAAAGACTGTTAATGAAGAGGGGCTGAAAAAAGTCGATGCTCTCGAAGGATCTCTCGATGATCGGGTCCTACGAAAGACTATGGAGCATGTCGTTGACATCGCGCAGCTGGATGTTCTCGCTGATGAAGTCAAAATGCTCGGCGCCGGGATCGGCAAGATTGTCTCAAAGGATGATCTTGTCTCAGCGGTTAAGGGAAGTTTTGCTCAGTCTGAGGCTGGAAAAGTTCGTTCTCTTGACAGCTACAAAGTTCAGATCGCTAAGCATGGGCTGGAGGCTGAACGAGCACTGTTGAGCAATGATCCTGTCGAGGCTTTTAAAGCGAAGCAGCGCCAATTCCTCAGCTTCTCGCTTGCGAAAGAGGTTAAGGAGTTTATCGCTCTCCGTGAAAAGACCTCGAGAATTGTTGAGCGGTTTCAGGACTCTCGTGTACTCGAAGCGGTTGACCAAGGATATACTGACCAGATCCATAAGTTTTTCGAGACGCTTGGGTTAAAGCATCCTCGGAATGGGGAGGAACTTGCTCGGTCTGTCACGACCCCGCTCGACGAGTTCATCAAAGAGAAAGAAGCGGTTGGGGTCTCGATCCCTGAACCGTATAAAGACTTCATCAATATGCACGATAAGTTCTCTGTTGCAGAGTTCAGATCTTTCGCGAACTTTATGCAGTCGATGAACTATCATGGGCGGCAGGAGAAGATTGTTGAGATCAATAACAAAAGGGAACTGTTCGAGCAAGTTGTTGATCGTGGGCTGAAGTCGCTTGAGAAGATCGATGGGACTATTGATAATCGTGATATGACAGTGAAGGGGAAAATTAAATCCCTTACGCGATCGGCTGACTCGGCATTGATTAAAATGGAGCAATTGTTCGAGTGGCTCGACAAAGGCGATACGTTCGGGACTTTCTCTGGAGTGTTTCGTAAACTGAAAGAGGGGCAGAATAAGCAACTCGATCTCGAAACAGGGCTTGCAGCTAAGTTCAAGGAATTTCCTCGAGACAAGGAATGGACTAAGGCACTTAAAGATACTGTGAAGAATGAAGATCTGATGGATGTTGATGGGAAGCCGATGAAGTTGTCTCGCGAGAACATGCTTGCGATTGCGGCTAACATGGGCACTGTCAGTAACATGAAAGCGCTGACTCGTGGACACGGCTGGGCCGAGGGGGATGTTCTTACATTCCTCAATCGTCATATGGAGAAGCGCGATTGGGACTACGTGAAACTTCTGTGGGACACAGCTGAGTCGTTGTGGCCGCATGTGGAAGAGGCTATGAAGAAGCAATGGGGCGTTGCAGTCGATCGCGTGGAAGGGCGTACCTTCAATACCTCGCACGGGGAAATTGAAGGAAAATACTATCCGCTGATTGAAGATCGGATCAGTGCGCTGAATAAAGGTAAGGTTGAGGTTGAGCCTTTTTATAAAGCCGATTACAACCTGAACCCTAACGCTTCTGGCGTTCACGAGCGTACTGGGGCGATTTATCCTGTCTCACTCGATATTCAGAATGGCTATGTAGGCCGGATGAAGGAGATGGTTCATTTCGCGGCCTTCGCTGATCCGGTGAGAGAGGCGCGTAAAGTACTCGGCGATAAGCTTCTTCGCGAGGCCATTACTGAAAAAATGGGTAAGGAATACACTGAGCAGTTGAACCCATGGCTGGACTACATCGCCAACAACGGGAGCCCGGATCGAAACTGGGCTAACTCGATGGACTTCTTTCAGAAGGCTAGCCGCGAACTTCGCCTTAATGCTCAGGTGATGATGATTGGGCTGAAACCGTCAACCGCTGCAATTCACGGCGGGGCGGCTTTGGCTAACTCCATTCAGGAAGTTGGTCAAGCTGTAGGGAGCTATAAGAAAGGTTCACAGTATTTCGCTGAAGCGATGAAAGAATTTATGTCAAGCGCTGATGTGCGTAAAGCGATGTTTGAGGAGTCCGGTGAACTTCGCAACCGCAAGCATACACTTGACCGAGACATCAACAATCAGTATAAATTGACACTTGGCGAAACTGACTACCGTCGAGCTTTCGCCTCGTTCTCGATGGGGATGGTTGCTGCACTCGATTATGCCTCAGCAGTCCCGACATATATGGCAGTTAAACGCCATATGCTGGAAGAAGGACACTCCCAGGCCGACGCAGTATTCGCCGCTGAAAAGGCTGTGCGTAATGCACACGGGGCCTCCGGGCTTATTGATCAGGCTTCGATCCTCCGAGGGAACGAGGCGATGCGTTGGTTTACTATGTTCTACGGGTACTGGAACCATAACTACAATCGTAACCGAGACACTGCCCGAATGGCCTCAGAGGTTGTTAAGGATGGGCTTACACTTGATCCGAAACTATTCACCATCGCTGCGCGGTCGTTCTATTATATTGCAGTGCCGGCAATGGTCCATGACTACTTCCGTCATCATGGTGATGAAGATGAGTCCTGGGGTCACATGCTTGCCCGGCAGGTGACTGGGCAGATCGCTGGCGGTATTCCGTTTGTTCGGGATATTTCATTCAGTGCTCAAAGTGGAAAGTCGGTCAATGCGACTCCGTTAAGCTCGGTTGGGCAATCCGTTGCCGCAACGATCGGTGATGTTAATAAGGCCGCTAAGGGTGAAGATCCGTCAAATTGGGGGCGCCATGCTCTTGACGCTTTCGGATGGATGACTGGATTGACGACAAAGCAAGCCAACGCCGGTGCTCAATATCTTTGGGATTTGAAGGCCGGGAAAAAACACAAAGAAGAAAAAGGCTGGATGTTCAACCTTCTTCTCAATGGCCAGACTCCTGAAAGGAAAAAGAAATGACACTACAAACCACCGGCAACAAGATCACCTACAGCGGGAACGGTGCCTCCACCAACTTTCCGTTTACTTTCAAGATCCCGACTGACTCGCTGATCGTGTATCTTACAGGTCTTGATGGGTTGACAAATGAAGTCAACCCTCTGCTGTATACCGTAAGCGGATTGGACTCTGACACAGGCGGGTCTGTGACTTACCCGACTACTGGCTCGCCGATGGCTAACGGGTATCAGCTTACGATTGCCCGTGAAGTTGATTACACTCAGAAGGTTGACCTGAACAACCAGGGCGCGATGTACCCTAAGTCGATTGAGGGTGCTTTCGATAAGCTCACGATGCAGATCCAGCAGATCTTTGAAAAGACGAAGCGAGCATTGTCACTGTCAATTACCGATGACTCAGCGACAGATCTTCCGAGCGTTGCTGCCCGCGCGAACAAGTTCATGGCGTTTGACTCGCTCGGGAACCCAACTGTCGCGGCAGGGACTTCGGCTGATTTGACTCCGGTTTCATCCTTCATGAACGATTTGCTAGGCGCGGCAAATGATACTGCCGCTCGGGAAATTCTTAACGCAGCTGAAACGCTGTCGAATGCTCCGGCAGACACCATCTTCGGTAATCCGACAGGATCAACTGCTGCCGGGGTTTTTGCATCGATCAAGAGCTATATCGCTCGGATCGGGAATACCCGAGGTGATTTGCTTCGTCGAGGTGTAATCGGCTGGGAAACCTACGCGATTGGTACGAGTGGGTATGGATTGATTTCGGATGGAACTGATCTTGGTTGGGGGCTTCTCCCGATTGGGGAAAATTATCGCAACCTGAAAGTGCAGGCTACGACGAACACCGCAGTTACTTGTTCGGCGGATTTCGCAGTACTGACCTATGCGAATAATGTGCAGAAACTTCTGCGCGGGGTTAATTTGACTTTAGGCACTGGCGTATCTGGGGCTAATGGTCTGGATACTGGGACAGTTGCCAACTCAACCTTCTACTCAGTCTGGATTATTGCGAAGGACGATGGTACTGTTGCAGGGCTTTTGTCGCTCTCAGCAACCTCTCCGACAATGCCGACAGGTTATACCTGTAAACTTCGTGTTGGTTATGTAGTGACCAACGCAAGCGGGGCACTCCTTCGTACGCTGCAATTCGGGCGCAAAGTTCAGTACCAATCACCGCGTCCAATGCTGACAGGTGTTTCAGGGAGCATTGTTACACCGACCTGGACTGCTATACCCACTGGTAATTTTGTTCCGCAGACTGCGGCTGTGATTGCTATAACGATTAACTGCATAGCTAATTCGGTCGTAATAGTAAACCCGAATGCACTTGCTGGGACTTATACTTCCCTCACAAATCCATGTGCGCTCTCTCTAAACGCATACGGTGTCGTGGCTTCTGAATTTATTCTGGAGTCGTCGAATATCTATTACGCGTCGAATAACTTCAGCTGTGGCGTTTACTGCACTGGCTGGACTGACATTGTCTAATCCCGGCGACAGGGGTTTGTCGTAATCAAGGAGAATGAAAATGACTCAGGAAGAATTTCAGGGTATTCTGCGTACCGGTCTGGCTGCAGTTGGCGGTATTGTCGCAACGAAAGGTTGGATCTCGGCCGAGACTTGGACGATGATTGCTGGCGCGCTGATCCCGATCGGCGTTGCGATCTGGTCCTATTTCGCCAAGAAGAAATGAACTGGCTTGCAGTAGCCTTAGGTTTAGTGAAGCTGGTCGGCTTATTTGTCGAGCAGCTTCACGATCGCCAATTAATCTCTGCAGGTCAGGCAATGCAGTTGGCTGAGAACCTCAAGGAGCAATCAGATGCTATTAAAAAGGCTGCAAAGATCCGCCAAGATATTCATGACGAACTCGAGCATGATCCTTCTAAGCGGATGTCTCCTGACAAATTCACACGCCCCGACTAGCAGCGGGTCTTTCTGTGATGTCGCTAAGCCGATTTCATGGAGTCTGAAAGACACTGAAAAAACAGTCATGCAGATCAAAGAGCATGATGGTGTCGGCATCAAAACTTGTGGCTGGTGACAATGGACGCTTTGCTGAACTCTGAGTGGCTCAAAACAACACTCGCAGGGATTGGCGGTTTTATTTCCGCTTTTGTTCTGGCTCGCGTAGCATCCGGGCCGGCTCTGCAAACGGCGATCACCAATCAGTTAACCATCCTGCTTTCCGCAGAAGAAAAGCGCTTCAAGGATTTGGAAAGTGGGATGCAGGCTTTGGCCGCCAAATACAAAAAAGTCCTCGAGCATCTTCGTGTGCTCGAGGACTTGTGTCGAAAGTCTGGTATCGCAGTTCCTGAAAGACCGGACATTGATCTTTAATGATGCTGCTGGCGGGGCGCAGGGGAATAACAATTCCCAAGTGCACCCGCCTCTTTTTTAAGTTGGCCTGAACTTACCATGATGTTCAGGACGTTTGCTACGTTGTACGCCGGGACCCTGCCTGAGAGGAAGTTCAGAATACGGGACTCCGCGATAGGTTTTTTCTCCTTAGCGAAGAGTGAGAAAACATAATACCAGCAATCCTCAATCGCCTTGCTGTCACCGCCTGAGTTCATGGAACGGAAAATATCCGGCATGAAGTGCTCAGCTTCGTAAAGCCAGTTAAGTGCAAGGTTGTAATCCTCGATTGAAATCACCAGATCATTCCCTCGCGACGCGCAAGCGACCATGCTGAGTTTAAGCAAGTGTGCTGTACGACGAGTGATGTAGTGGACTAACTTGGGGTGCTCCGGTGCTGGAGGCCCACCCGCCATATGCCAGGCTCCAATCGCTTCGGCTGCCTCAGGGCTGAATGAAATTTTCCCATAAAGTGATCCGATGATTTTAAGATCATGAACGAGATCCTTTTGTGCCTCTTCCTGAACTTCATACTCACCGAAAAGCGGTTTGATAATTTTCTGCCCAGCAAAGATGAACAAGGTTCTCGAGGTAAAGCCTTGATCCCATGCACCGTCTGGGAGCATTGATGAAAGATACGAAGGTGTGGTGGAGGCGAGGATGTTGATCTGAGGCCTGTCCACGTTGAGCTTATGATCTTTTGTTCTCCGGCGTTCCGCATAGCGCTTACCGTCGTAAATGTCGGTGAGGACTGACATGAAGTCAGACTCGTATGACGGGAGGAACACGCCGAGTTCGTTAGACACGACTAGGAGAGAGTTGAACTCGACGTAGGGTGGAACCTCGCCCGGCCTTACGATGCTCCGTTTTGCATCGGCTAGGGTATCAACCAAGCTAGCTTTCGTAACCGATGACGGTGCTACGTGGTGGTCAGGGAGAGCGTTCCATAGATCTTCGACGACGGAGGACACCATCGTTTTACCTACGCCGGGCGGGCCTACGAGAATTATGTAGAGGTTTGGGTAAAGGTTTGACCCTTGAGTTTTAACCCAGACCTTACGCTCGAGTGCTCCGGCGATTGCTGAGATCGCCGCCCATTTTCTAAAGATGGGCGGTGATGCTAGGTCGTCAGTAAATTCAAGAAACGACTCGATCCAAGAGGGGAGTCTCCGCGTCTCTTTTGTAGGTACGTTTGTCATTTTGTTTGTACTTCTGCAAGCCGCCGGGATTACCTACGATGTTACCATTCTTGTCTGTCTGGGCCGAACCCCAGTTCCAGCCAGTCTTGGCCTCCGAAGGAACGATCAATACTCGATCGTGTTTAAGTTGGATCGGGATCTGCAACGCTTTGATGACTGACGGTAGGATTTCATCTTCAAGTTCCTCTGGGTACTGGACGACGATAGCATCATGGATTTGAAGAAGGACCTGACAGGTGTTCATCCGCCAAACCGCAAGCAGCCCCATGTTCAAAAGTTCGCCAATGACTGACTGAGGTTCAAAGGCGATTGCTTCTCGGATAGTGGTGTCATCATCGCGGCGCCCGAAAAAGTATCTCCGCATACCGAGCATCGTGGTGAGGAAACCTTTGGTGTAAAGTTCGGTAGCAACCCACTGATGCCACTTAGGAAACGCGGGAAACGCTTTGAAGTATTTGATCTGAAACTCCCCGATCGTAGTGGCCGGGAGGTTTGTGTGCTTGGACATTGTGTAGGGTTTGCCTCGATAGTTCGACCCGTGTCCGAGAACCTTTGCCATGTGGCGGAAAGAGTGCTGACGGTAGAATGGGCGTTCCGCAACCTCTTTATCACCCTTGGCCGTACCAACCCAGGGAAGTTCCGTCCACGCCATTTTACAGACTGTGGTATGAAGATCACCGGACTCACAAGCATCGAGGTAGCGTCCGTCATGGAAGAGGTTCCAATGGATGGCGCCGCAAGCGCGTGACTCAGCTTGTTCAAGGTCGATGTAAGCGAGCTTCATTCCCGGGTCTGCGGTAAAGACTGAGCGAAGGCGCTCCTCAACATTCTGAAGATTGGTGCCTGTACCAAAATCCGACATCGAGGAAGAGAACCGCCCAGTGGTTGTGCCGACAATGTTGTAACTTGTTCTCATCCGCCCGTCTTTGTCGATTTCAGTTGTGAGAACTGAGATTTTTTTCGCGAGATCTTTGAGGAAAAGAATACGCGAGATAAACGGGCGGGCGATGAAGTGAGCCGAAAGCTGCTCAAGAGCTTTACGGTCAGTGGTTGGGGTGTACTGACCTTTGGAATTTCTCTTACGGATTGGCGGGAGGCCGAGGGTCTCGTAAAAGAACTTGACCAGCTGCGTGGGGGAGTTCCAGTTCAACTCAATCCCAAGACCCTCACGAAGAAGGTACTTGAGATCAGCATCGACAGCCTCGAGATCTTTGCGGTAAGATGCTACGACTTTATCTCGAGTGGCTTTGTCAACGAGGATGCCACGCATGTTCATCTCAAGAACAGGCGCTTGAAGTGCTCGACGGAAGTCGTAGGTTTTTTGAGAGACTTCGTCGAGCATAGGCTCGATCACTTCAAATACCTCGAGTGTGACGCAGCAGTCAAGACCGTTGTAGATCCAGCTGCGATGGTCTGGGTTGAGTTCGGTCTCTGGGGTAAGTTCGGACGTGTCGATAATTCTCATGAGAGGATCTTCCGAAATTCGACTGGGATGCCGTAAAGACGAGCGTGGCGGATACCCTCGAGCATTCCTTGAGAGATCCCACGATCCTCGTAGACGACGCAAAGCTCTGCATGACGATACCAAGAGAGTCCGGCTGAAATTCCAAGATCACGTTCAGTCTCATTGGTGTCGTCAAGCACACCTTCCTGAGTGTAAAGAAGATGTGAAGCAAGTGGGGCTTCGCCAAGTTTCAGTGAATGATGAACACACTTGCGAGCATAGATGAGGTTTCTCTCCACATCGCCAGCGTAAGGTGACTCCAGAATAACCCGCTTCATATCATTCATCCCTCTTAACTGTTTCATGCTTTCGCATGAGCTTCCACCCGGCCTCGTTGGTGTAGACTGAGCCAAGGAAGTCAAGTCCCTTTGGCGACTCAGGCTGAAGGCTGTGGTGAAGCAGCATCGTGTCGTCAGAATAATTTTTAGTTGGTATGCCGTAACGTCTCCACAAAAAATGAATATCGTAGATACCGTTCTGGCCGACCTTACGACATGGGAGGTTGAGGATATATCGGATCAACCCCCACACTGTCATTTCATCTTCAAGCGTTTTCCAGTAAGAACCATTCGGAGAAAGCTTCGAGGTAATCGGAATAACGAGCGCGAGATCTTTCGACGGGGCGAACCCGATCTCAGTGATCTGATCTCCAGCCGTTTCAATATCGAAGCTAAGTATCTTGCATGGAAGAATATAGCGCTCAATGAACTCTCGTATATCTTCGATGGTTGGATCAACCCAGATCAGTCGTTTTGGGCGAACGACCTCAGGGAAAGCGGACTCACGCAGCGCCTTCTCAAAATCAAGGATGGTGACTGGACGGAGTGACCAGTCCTTGATGATGGAAAGAGGGTGGTAGGTCGGAAGAACCTTCAGACCGTGGATGCCGGAGGCACAGGTTCCTCGAACTTTACGGATTGCAGACGAACCCAAAGTGGCCCATGTTGCCGCAGCTCCAAGAGCGACGACAATATTTGGGGCAATGTCTCTAAGTTCAGCTTCGAAGGCTGTAACTTCTGAAGCGAATTCAGCACGGATATATTTTCCGGATCGGATTTGGCTCCGGCCAGGGATACCTGAAGTTTTAGGTCCACAGAAATAATCAATGTCATTGGATGGTCCTACTCGTTGTTTGATGACGTCAGTGAAATAACAATCGGCGCGACGGATGCCGGCCTCTTCGAGCATCTTGTTAAGGACGTAGGAGGTTTTGCCTACAAAGGACATATGGGCTGAGGCTTCAGCGTCCCCGTAATAATCTCCGACGAAAGCGATGTTTGGCATAGTGAATGGACCTTATGTTTTCCATCGGAAAAGGTATGGCTCAATCACCCGTGTAAGGTGAAAGATCTTCCAGCCTTTTTATTGTGGGGTTAGGTAACGGATCAGCCTGGGCTTGGATGATGTAGAAAACAACCTCGCGGAAAATGAACTTGCGAACGATCCAGTACGAGACGCCATCACACATAACTCTGTCACCTTCGGATGGATAGTATCGCCATTTCATATGCGTAGCCTCCGTGCTCGGTTGAGTTCTTCCTGAGCGATCTTGGCGAACTCAGGGTTGAGTTCAGTGCCGACGACAAACTTGGCGCCAAGGGACTCCGCTGCACGAAGAGCGCTACCACCGCCGCAGGTCGGGTCGAGCATGATGGTGTTGGTGTCAACCAGCATACGGAAGAAGTGGCGGAGCATTGCCTCAGGTTTCTCGGACATGTGGATGTTGCGCGAGGTGGGTGCGGCATAGGCATTGGCAACGGCCTGAACAACAGGTCGATCACCCAGGCGCATGAGGAGTGCGGTCTCGTAGATACGACGAGGGCCGCGAGTTGGGTCGGGCAGAATGCCTACGTTGTCGCTCTTGAGCCAGATCAGCGGGAACGGCTCGATCATAACATCGCTGTTGTCGGCGAAGAAGTCCAACGTCTGCTGATAGTATTTCATCGAGAACCAGAACAGGATATGGCAGGACGGGGTAGTGATTTTGGGAATGGCTTCACAAAGTGCTCGGCACAGATCCCAGTACACATCCTCGCTGTCAGCGTAACCGCCGTGGGCTGCTGCTGAACCTTGATCAGATTTATCCATCCCGACTCCGTATGGGAAGTCGCAGTGAATGAAGTTGAAGCGCGGGCCGGAATAGGTCTTTGACCACTCAGAGAAGTTGGTGTTGATGATGGACTGAGGGAGCGGTGTCTCGGCGATTTTCTCGATGACAGGGGCGCCGACGAGGGCCTTGATAGCGTCAACTTCCTGAGTGTCCTTGCGGGCTTTAGCCCGCTCAGTGATGCCGCGAGCGACTGAGAACTTCGGCGCTGCGATGACACGCTCGTTACCATCGAGGATTTCAGCGGCGATGGCAAGGGTCTGAGAGACGTTGTACTGGGACAGGCCGAGGGCTTCAGCGGTTTTCAGCTGAGTCCACTCAGGATCTTTCGCCTTGCGGAGTTCGTTGTAGCGCTGAACCGCGAGGCACTGATCCTTCCAAGGGATGTCAAGGCGCTTGATGTTTTCCTCGAGCTCGATAGCTTGAAGAACATCAGACTCAACTTCATCAGTGTACTGGCAGGTGATGTGGGTCCATCCGAGAGACTTTACGGCGGTGAGGCGGCGCTCACCCGCGACGAGGATGTTGTCGCGAGTAACAACGATAGCGTTGATGAGGCCACGCTCGGCGATTGACTGAGCGAGTTCCTCGATCCCGGTAAGTTCACGGCGCTGACGACTGTCGCGCTCGACGATAATACGTTCGACGGAGATGTTGTGGTATTGGCCTGAAGTCATCGAAGTCACCAGCAAAAATGGGCAGGGGTGTTAGCCCTGCCCGGTTGAAAGAATGGATGAAGATCAGGCCGGGATCATTTCCTTGATCTCGGCATAGATCTCGGTGCCATCCTTCGAGGGGCGATGACCGATAACACCACGGAAAGTCTTGCCGGGGATTTCGGTGAAGAGTTCACCCAGCGACTTGCCATCGCCGTCGATGCCGAGGGTTTCAACGAGGAACTTCTTCGAGCGCCAAGCTGCATCTTCGGTCAGGAACAGAGTGACGAACAGGGTCTTTTCCGAAACACCACCAGCTTCGATGAGTGCTTCGTCGTCAACGTCCTCACCAGCCTGGAGCACCTTGACCTTGATCTTGATTGCGTCGGTCTGATTGGCGCCGAGCTTGACGTATTCACCTGCACCGTCGATGAGGCAAAGATAGGTGCCGACCGGCAGGGGCTTCGGCTTTTCGATCTGATCAACTTTTTTGGAGAGGATATCTGCGAAATTGGACATGATTGTTTTTTCCTGTTTTGAGGTACTGTGTGTTGTGTGGGCTGATGCCCGGTATTACCCACCGCGAGCGATCTTGAAGAAGTCTGCAAGACCTGTCTCGGTAGGGAATGAGTTCGGCGTATCGAATGACGCCGCGTTTTTGAGGTCAACCATCGCGGTTGACTGTGTACGGATTTGGCGCTTGCCGGTGGAGCCTGAGCCAACAGTCTCGCACATGAGAACGGAGTTGAAATACGCAGGGATCTTCGGGGACAAGGCCGCGCCGACTGATGTCGGGTAGGCTTTGGTTGTGCCGTCTGGACGGTCCATGTATTTCATGTGAGCGATGACGATCACGTTGGTCTTGAAGTTGGACGAGGTGATCTGGCTGATCATAGCCTCGACAGCTTGCTGAGCGTGACCGAAGATCTGACGCTTGTCCTTGGCGCCTGGGTTGAGGGATGTTGCCCAGTTGAAAGCTGCGTCAGACATGAAGGTGAGAGTGTCGATGACGACAACATGCTCAGGACCGAGTTCACCGAGCTTGCTACCATCTTCCCATTTGTCGAGGGACTTGATGGCGTCAGAGAACGCAGACGGGATGCCGTCGAAGATGACACCCTGAGGGGACTGACCTTTGATCTTGTCGCGGAAAGATTTGAAGTCCACGTTGGCGAGTGCCTTCGGGTCACGACGCTTAATCAACTGGACGAGAGGATCGAGGCCGTTGTCGAAGTCGAGGATGTGGAGCTTGTAGCCGGCGAGGGCGAGGGAGGCGAGGGCTGAGGTTTTGCCTGAGCCGGAGTCGCCTTGAAGGAGGAGCTTGGTGATTTTGGATGATTGGTGGTCAGCGAGCGATGGCATCTGGTATTTCCTTGTAGGTTACTGTTAATTCTTTGTAAAAGTTAAATGCTTCTCTTTTAACACTCTCCGCAGTGTATGGAGCGGAGAACTTAATTTCAGGCCACCGAGTGGTTATAGCTTTAACCATAGCATTTCCTGGAGTAATATCCTCCACAATAAACAGATAGATTTCTTCAGCGAAATCGTCGAAAACTGCTACAGCATAGCGCATCAACGTATCTCCAAAGGGTTCCAAATCTTCTTCACGAAGTCCGCTTTGAGAAACTCTTGGCGGACCTCTGGGTCTTTGGAGCAGATCCGCCGGAATGGACAGCCTCCGTATTTATGGCATGACTTGTCGTTCATCGGCCAATGGTTTCGCTCTGCGGAGCGAGCCGCGAGAAGGATGTACTCGCGGGTGTCGTGTAGCCATTCGTTGATCTGGTTTGTGGTGCGATAGGTGAACCCACGCTCGAACCGAGAGAACCCAACCGCGATCTGGACTGCGTTGATGATGACGCCTTTGACTGGGGCTTGGTAGATGATCTGCGAAGCGGCGGTGTAAAGTGTCATCTGGTTGTCAGGGTTGTACTGATCGAAGTAGTACGAACTGACTGTCGATGTGGCAGTCTTATGATCCATGACGTACTGCGAGCCTTGGAACTCCACGACACGATCAAGGTGCCCGCACAGAAGCATATCGTCAATTTGTAGTTTGAACGAAAGTTCCACTGCCGGCTTCCCGGAGGCAAGGATGACTGTTTTGGCTGGATCATTTTGGAATTGCTCGACGTACCAGACAAGCGAGCGAACAAGGTTCTCGCGGGTCTTGAGGTTATGCTCGGAGTCCCAGGGAGTCCCGGTCCCAGGGACCGGTTTGCCTTCAGCATCTTTGTCATGGACCCAGGTTTCAAGCATGGCTTTGAAAACCATTTTTGAAGTGGCCTCGTCGTGGGTCAGACCAGCTGCGCGGTCATGCTCGTAATGTTCAAGACATGAATGGTAGATCTGACCGAAGATCAGATGGACTGAAATGCCGCGAGGCGCCCAGTTCTCGATCATGCGGTAGTAATACATTCGAGGACATTCTTTGAACATACCAAGAGAGGTGGAGTCCCAAGCGTACTGAATGTTGGTGCCCTCGAAGAAAGGCGATGGGGCGATGGAGGTGGACATGGTTAAAGTCCTAGATCTTCGAGGTTGAGTTGGGCGACTGGCTCGAGTTTCTTGGTGAGGGAAACGGATTTGGACGGCTTGGTTTTGCCGGCTGTCTTATCGCCCTTCATGTAGTTCTCGCGGTACTCGCGGAGGCGGGTCACAATTTTCTCGAGGTCGAGTTTGCTGAACCCGAGTGGGTCACGGTCGAAGAGTTCGTCAAGGTCACTCATTGATGTCTCCAAGTGAGATTTCGAGGGAGCCGACAGGCTGAACCTGCTCGACTTTGGCATTGACCTTTGCGAGGTAGGCTGACACAAGAACCCGGATAACTCGGGCGCCTTTTTGATCGCCATGAAGTTCGCGGATTTTGGCCATGTCGCCTTGGAAGAGGTTGAGTGTAACCTTCTCCAAGGGTTTATCTTCTTTACGCCGAGCCATCAATTGCCTCCGGGTCAATTCTTTTATGGACGAGCCATATGTGGTTGGGGTTTGTCGGCGAGATTACGATGGAGATTTTAGCGAAGTCCTCTTCCATTGCATCACGACGAGCAGCGTAGAGGCGCTGCCTTAGACGTTCAGGGTCGTTAGTCTCAATGACAATGCCGACAGGTTGGGCAAGTGCCAAGTACCAAAATTCTACAAAATTAACGACCATGAAAGTCTCTCCAAAAAATGACCGGCAGGAGAATGGGGGCTCCTGCCGGTCACTCAAAAGGTCTCGGGAAAGATCATGCTGAGAAGAAACCCAAGACCTTGAGAGGTTTAGGCTGCTTCTTCAGCGGCGGTCGGAGCGTCCGGGATTTCCGAAACGATATCGCCGAGTTCAGCCGAGGCGACTGCACGAGCTTCCTCGATGCGCTTGGTGGCCAGTGCCCAGAACGGAGCGCCCTTGCCATCCTTGTCCTTGATGAGGTTCTCGGCGGCAAGCGTAACCTGCTCGGCGGATGCCTTCTTGGACTGAGCCTTGAGCAATTCGCGGATGCGGCTCTTGGCAAGGTTGATGGCTTCGCGCTCGACGGGATCGGCCACGGTGCGAGTACCGGCAGCACGGACACCGAACTGGTATTCGCCAGCGTAGGCGTCGAGTTCTTCCTGCAGCTTGACCAGATCAGCATCATCGCCCGCGTCCTTCACCTTTTTGGCGAAGTTGTTGCGGAGGTTTTCGTGATAGGTCTGGTTGAGAGCGGAGGCTTCACCTTCGGTGAGGACGTTGCCTGCAGCGTAGCGGACCGGAACCTCAAAGGTCTTGCCAGCGATGGTGATTTCGGTCTTTTCAAGTTCCTGCGTCATTCTGTTTTTCTCCGTGGCGTCGGGCGATGCCGACAAGATGAAAGGCTATTCCGTTTTGGAATGGTTCATAATGGCATATGGTTGAAACACCGTCAACCATTATTTTTGATCGACGGGGTTTTTATTCAGGGTGAATGGTATGGTTGGGTTACTGCTTGGTAGAATTGTGCAGTTCGATGTTACCCGCGATCATCGACTGCATCATGGCGGAAAAGATGAGACACTGCTGTTCCCATCCCTCGAAGTCCTTGTGCGTCATGAACTGAGAGAAAGTGCCTTGCGCTGCAACTGCGATGAGAGTGACGACAGCGGTGGTGATCTGAGGCTTCTTATCCGCGAGAAGCTTGTTGATGTCGAGGAAGAGTTGAGGGTCGATGAGAGCCTGAGCTTTTTTAACGGCGGCTTGGATGTTGTTGAGTTCTTCGTTCACTTGATTTCTCCGGATACGAGGTAAAGTTCTTTTTTCGCACGAGTTTCGATGACATAGCGGACGTTGAGTTCTTGGTCAAGTTCCTCCGCTGAACTGACGTAGGGTGAGGGGATACGCCACGGGTCGAGATGGTAGACTACATCCCACTCGAGGCCTTTGGCTTTGTGGCCGGATAGAAGCTGGATCGGGCCTTTGGACTGGAAAAGGTGTTCGGCAAAGGCGACGGCGCCTCCGAGAGAACCGCCAGCCTGAGCAAAGACACGGAGACATTCTGCACGGTCGTGGACAGAACCGACCTTCTTGTTTTTCTTAGCGGTCTCGGTTTCCCAGTTAAGGATCGCCGCCATTGTCTGGTCGAGGTTCATGTCAGAAGGGCCGAGCTTTTTCAGCACCTTGACAAGACCGGGACCGATGTCTGCACCGACGAGCTGAACACCACGACCCTGTTTGATAAGGTTGAGGGCGCAGCGGAACAGCGGTGCATTGTTCCGGCAGATGATCGCTGCATGATCCGGGATGAGGCTAGCGTGGAACTCGTCGAGAGTTTCGACGATACCTTCCTCCGCGTTAGGACCCCATTGCATAGTTGGTGCGCGGAACCGGGCGCGTTTGACGACTGCGATAGGGCAGCGGAAAGAGATCGAGAGGGTTTTTTCTTCCATCTCGAAGGTGGATTTGAGTTGGCTCATTCCGTTGTGGACTGCCCCGCGAAATCCGTAGATGGACTGGAAGGGGTCGCCGACTGCGATGAGACGTTTGGTGACGAGCTTGCGCAGCATAGCGTGGTTGAGCGGGGAAAGGTCTTGGGCCTCATCGACAAGGACGAGTGGGAACTTTGGGAAGTTTCCTCCGAACAAGGTTGGCATGTAGATCTGATCGTCGAAGTCGATCTGCCCAGAATAGGAAAGATTGATGGAGGCGGTGAGGACCGAGTCGATGATCTTGATGAAGCTGCGCGGAAGCGGCTCGTCGAGATCGAGAGAGTCGATGAACTCGGAGAGGGTGACGAGGGGTTTGGAGCCGGGGAATTTCCCCTCCGGGATGTAACCGGATAGCTTGGCTTTGGAGATCAGTTTGAGAAGGTCTGGGAAGTTGTCGAAGAAGTCAGACTTGTCCGCGCGGGAAAGATCATCGGCCTCGGCTTTCAGAAGCTCGTAGGATTTTTTGGTGTTGATGATGAGGCGGCGCCCGGTTGCAGCTGCCCAGACCTGATGGCCGAGGGAATTGAGGGTCTGGCACTTGACATGGCCTGGGAGACGGGTGGTCATTTCCTCGGCGATGCGTTTGTTGAAGGCGAGGGAAAGGATCGGGATGCCTGTCACGGCCTTGGTGATGAGTTCAAGGGTGGTGGTTTTCGCGGCACCTGCGAAGGCGTTGACGAGAAGGGACTGGGAAGATTTCTTGGCGAACTCGACGATGGCGAGCTGTTCGGCGGTGGGGGTCATTGTGTGCTCCTGGGAAATACAGTAGCGATCGAGGAAGTGGCTTTGGTGATGTAGTAGAAGCTGAGGCTGATCTGAAGAAGATCCGAAAGAGCCTGAGCGATAGCGCGAATGTTGACGAAACAAAGACCCTCGGTGCAGTAGATCACGCCTTTAGCGGTGTGGTTGTGGGGACCGTCTGGAATGATGTTCGTAGCGATGAGGCCCCAAAGAGGCGTCCCCTGAGGATAGTCGTCCTCGAGTTCAGAAAGCCGGGCAGACATGTAATAGACTGCGTTGGAGTTTTGGTTATCAATCCAGCCATACGGGCGATAGAGGACTGAAGGGAGTGGGTAGTCTTTTCCGAGAACAGGAAAGATGCTCATGATGAGACTCGTGTGCGTAAGAGGGCATAGAGTTTGTTCAACTCAAGGATGATGAGGTCGGCCTGAGTTTTTGCCTCCTTGGTGGTGGTGTGGGCGTTGATAATGCCGCGCATGTTCGACTCGGCCATAGCGCAATAACCGAAAAAACTGTTGTGGCGCCAGACTAACTGACGGTTGTCATGGGTTTTGTTGGTCATAGATCAAACCTCCCGATAAGCAAGGCAGCGGATAAGACGAAAAGCGTACTGATGCTTTTTTGCTGTTTCCGACATAAGCCTAAAAAACACACCAAAAGCGTCAGTAGTTTTTGCGTCCGTCATGTCGATGAAACAGTTGATCGGAAACTGATGATGTTCCCAGATCAACTGTCTGTTTTGTTCTGGCGATTTTCCTGAGTGATATTCGTAAGAAAATCCACCATACAACTGGCGAAGGTCACGGATGAGGGTGGTTTTACCTGTACCTTTATCGCCTGATATAAGAAAGATTGTTGGGGTCATGTTAAAGTCCTAGGTCTTTGAGAAGATCGTCCGCAGAGAGTTTCTTTTTTGTCGCGGTCCTGATTGCTTTGTGTCTGCGGTAATTGGAGGTGTAGCAGATTTTAATAGCATCTGCAAGGTGTTCTGGCTGGACTACGAACTTCTCGCAGCCGTAGGCGAAAACAATGAAAGTCCCATCAGGCAGCGGAACAACCCGTGCCGCGTCGAACTGAGAATTCCCGATCAAGCCTTGCAGTGATAAAGGTAAGTCTGTCACTGATATGAATGAGACACTGATCGAGGGTAAGGTTTGGGGCGAGATATCCTCCGGCAGTGATGGTGAAGGACTCTCCGTAGAAGAACTCTGCGACGACATACCAGTTTCCTTGGATGCAGTGAGTGATGGTGGCGCTGCGATAGGCCGGGTGTTTGGTAATGACTTCGAGGATCATAGCCCGAGTTCCTTGAGTTCTGCGGCTGCTTCGTCGATGAACCGCTGATGGGTGATGTATTCCGGGGAGGTTCTGACGACCTCGGTGATCTTGATTGAGTGCTGGCATGGTGCGCCAGGCTGTCCAAGTTTCGGGTCGTCTGAAAGGAACTGCCGCTCGCGGAGAAGTTTCAGCAAGGCTGTCATTCCATGAGCATTGTCAGGGAAGATCAGGCGGTGCGTGGTTTCGCCTGGGATGATGACGATGATGCCTTCGGAGGCGATCGAAACTTGGACAGGGCTGGCCATATTAATCTTCCTTCTGGGACAGGCCGAGGTCACGACGATGGGCCATTTTGGCTTCGTAGAGGCGGATGATGGTTTCGGAGAGGGTTTCGTCGTCCTCGGCAGCGTCCCAAAGGGATTTAAGAACCTTGGAAGTGACGTGGACGACTCGGAGGAAACCTTCGGTAGGGGCGTTGACAGGAGTTTTTGCGTAATCTTGAAGGCACTCGAAGGCGCGCTGAGTTATACGGATTTCCTGCATTTCGGTGTCGCTCATTTGGGTACTCCGGGGGTAAAGTCGAGGACGGGGATTTGGCCGATGCGGACGATGACCTTGGTCGGTTCAGCAGGGTCAATGCCGAGAACAAAACTGTCCCAAGGGGTTGTCCCGGCCTTGATGCGCTGTTCAGGGTCCGAGGACGCTTCAAAGATTGGCTGCATGTGCTCGCGGTAAATCTTGCGAAAGTGGTAAGCGCGCTGGCGCCAACGAATTGCAGCACCGCGAGTGGCGAGGGTGACTACACCGCCCTCGGTGTGGATGCAGCGGTTTAGCATTTCTTCCATGTCTGAAAACGCTTCGAGACGGCTCATGTGGTTCTCCTTGTGAGGCTTTATTATATACGGATTTGCCGGGATGTCAAGCGGTTTTGTCAGTCTTTGTCCAAAAGTATTTCAAATGGACTGTGCGTCGGGCAAGACCGAGTGAGTGAAGGCGGTTGAGATACTTGGTCATGTTAGGGACCTCACGTGGGATCGGGTCGGTGAAGGTCTGGTGATAGAGGGTAAAGATCTCGGCGGTGGATTGAGGGGCGGTGGTGAGAAGGGACTGGATTGCGGAAAGGCGCTTGGTGAAGGTCATGCTCATTTGAGAATTCCCTTCAGAATATGCTCGAGGTCGCGGGCGAGGTTCTCGAGGGTGTCGTTGATGATGACGTTATCGACTGAGAAGGAGAAGTCCTCAGATGGAAGGGTGAGGGGGGTGATCTCAGGTCGGCGGATCTCGATTAGGGTTCCGCCGAGGTCTTTGACAGCTGCGGCTTCAAGCGGGCGCCGCACGTCATCGCAGAGGATGATGTCGTCCTCGGAGCGGGTTACTCGGTCACACCAGCGATCGACGAGGAAGGACTGATTAAGAGAACGACACCAAAGACCGAGGGACTCGAGAGCGTACTTAGGAGTTCGACCTGAAAGACTGTCATGCGGGGTGTTTTTGAGGTGGGGCTGAGTGAGATCGTTAAGGGTAAGGCCGAGGGTGGCAAGCATCTCTCGGATCGGATCAGCGAAGGAGATTTTGCGAAGGCACTGGGGGTTGATGAGTTGGGAGATCAACCGCTGAGTGATTTGAGCAGCGGTTGATTTACCGACACCGGAGGGACCTGAGAATGCGATGATGATCATGAGGTGGGGTCCTTGAGTTTAGCCCAGTCGAGCGGGTTGATAGGCGAGGCTTCGTCAAAGAACTCAGCCTCTTTCTTAGCTTTGTATTTGCGGCGGAGCCTGCGGCGAACTGTCGCAGACTGGCGGGAGCGGAAACCGACTGCGCGGAGGATGAGCTCTACGAGGTCGGTTAGGTCTGAGGCCGGGATGGAGGAATAGGCGGACGCGGCCTGTGCGCCTTTTTCGATGTCAGCGTTAGTTATCATCACTGCCCCCAGTCTGTGTCATCATTCAAATCCTTAGCTGGTTGCGTCATTCCTCTTCTCCCTTGCGGATGGCGGCGGCGATGGCCTCCATAGGATACTGCGACAAATATCCAGCTCCGTGAGCCGAAACGAGGCATTCCATAGCCGCGAATTTCTGATCTCCGTCCCAATGCCAGTCCTTGCACGCGACGGCTCCATAAACCCATATCGCCAATTCGCTTGTGAGTTTTTCGTTCCTCTCCCTTTCCGCCTTAGTAGCTGCTTCACGTTCGGAAAGGAGAGCGCGGGTAACGATATCAATAGCTTCGCGATAGCCGATCTGAAAAGTATTGTACTCTTCCTCACAGTTTTTGTGTTCTCGGATTATGCCAACGATATCAAGAGCTGTTTTCATCACGTCATCTGGGATTTTGTCGGTCATTTGCGCGGCTCCATGATGTCGAGTGGAATATCATTGTTCATCTCACCCCCCCTCCTTAGCCGCAATGGCTTTAAGCGTGGCGCTGAGAAATGCACGGTGAATGTCGTGGTGCTCAGCTTCGATAAAATTGAACCCTTCGGCTTTAAAACTGACAAACACAGCGCACGGGTTTCGGTTATTTGGGTGCTCATCCTCGATTACTTGAAACCACGGCTCATCCAATCTCGCCTTTAACAGCGCCCGGACGGCGTCAAGGGATGAGGTGAGTGGTGGTGATAGCCATTTCTCGCGAAAGCTATTTTCACAGTCACGTTCAAATTCAATTTGCGTCCCAAACCACGCTTTCTCTAATGCTTTTACATTCTTTGCAGTCGGGCAACCGTGAACATATTGGAGCGCTTCACAGATAGCGGCGTCTAATTCGCCATCTGATCCAGAGCCTTGCTCAACGCGGGTGATTAGTTCTGCGAGGGTCATGACGTGGGTTCCTTTGGCTGTAGGGCGTACTTGGCAAACTTAATGCGGGCGCTGATTTCGTCGTTAAACACTCTGAAAGGATCACGCGATCCGAGACGCTTTAACGCCGCCTCAAGCTCTTCAATCCGTCTCTGTTGCGCCTCTATGGTGTCGAGGGCGGAAGGGAGGTCGTCACACGCCATATAAAAAGCTGTGCCTTGATCCAGTAGATCAGCATCAAGTATTGCGCGTATCTCTGCAATGCGTTCGGTGGTGATCATGGCTTTGTCTTTCGTGCTTCAAGCATTGCGTTTGCAAACCACGAGATCATATCAGATGTGTTCGGGAATTTACCCTCATGCAGTTGGATAAAAGCCTCGGCCCGTTTAACAGCGTCGTCGCCAAGAACTGTGAGGAGCTCGCTAGCTTTAAGTTTTCTGCAATCAGGCATTTCAGCGTCCTTTCGAGATGAGGTAGAGGATCATGACTGTGATCGTTCCGAGACAAAAGATGAAGAAGGTCATGTCGGGACTCGGAGTGATTTGAGGAAATCGAGTTCGTCCTGAACGGCTTCGCGGAGATCATCGATGAGGTCGGTCTCGAATATGTCATCATTGTCGAAAGCAACCTCGATAATTTTTTCCACATCCTCAAAAGGAGTGCCGAGGCAGAACTGCTGCTTTGTTTTTTCAAAGACCGGGCAGCCTCGGCAGCGTTCTACAGGAGGCTTGTGGATGTTGAAGAGGACGCAAAGTGGGCACTGGTAGGGTCCGGTCGAAATATCAGGAATACATTGAAGATTTTGCTCCCAGTGCTCAATCGAACCTTCGAGGGCTTTGGCTGCGTGCTCGTCGAGGAATTTTATCGTTTTTTCGTCCATGATTTTTCTCGCAAAAACGCCCCAGACGGGTTAGGTCTGGGGCTGGTGGTAGGAGGGAAAGGGTTAGGCTTTTATCTTAGATGCCTCGTAATCGGAAAGATCTTCAAGGCATTTCTGCGTGAGACTGTCGATCATGTTCTGGCGTTCCTCGAGAGAACGATTAGCTGTGGAGATCGCTTTGGCGATAAGCAGTGTCATCGCTGCAAATGCCCGGTTGAAATCGATCTGGATGGTTTCCTCTGTCTTGGCGTTTATCACTGCGTCCGGGATTGCGTCCAGCATTGCCTCGGCGATCGATGCCGAGATTTCGAGGTCAGTTTGCGTGCTCATTTGCGATCTCCGTTTTCAGTAGGGCCATCTTTTCAGCACCTTCCTTGACCATGACCTTTATGGTTTTAGCGACTTCATCGATCAAGGCGTTTGCGTCTGCGCCGGGTTTAAGGCTGGTGCTGATGATCGAGGCCATGCAGCTGGTGAGGGTCTTGACTGCCTCAGGCGACTGTTCTTGCGACAAAACTGCGAGGACTTTGAGGGATGTGATAAGGCTCATGATCTTTTTTCCTGTGATTTTAGGCAGGGCTATAAGCATCGCCTGGGTTGAATTTTTCACGGAACTTCTCGAAAACGTAAGTTCCGTTAACAGCGAGATAGAACTTTGAAGGATGGTCGATCTCGCCGCTGTACGAGCATTTCAGGTTCACGGGGAACATCTCGCATAGTGTGTCGATTGAGGCTTCTGCATCAGCTTTCACGCTGCCGAGGCTGTAATCATTGTCATCATCGGCAAAGTGAGCGTAGTCGCAGCCCAGTTTGACCACTGCGAGCTTTTTGCCTGTTCTGCGACAGACCATTGACGAGACCATGCCGTAAGTAACCCCTCCATGCCAGTTAATATCTGGAGTCTCGTCATAAGGAAAGGACTCATAGAAACCCCCGAAAAGTTCTTTCAACTCAGAAGGCAGATTGAACTTAGCGAAATCATCTGGGTTCTGAAACATATTTTCTGGAAGGTAGATGTAGTAACACCAAATTCCATGAGGCTTAAACACGCTAATCGCGTGATGAGCAACTCTAAGGCGGAACCCTTTGTGCTGGAAGTCCCAACCGGTTTTTCCGGCTTTGTAATCCTGAAGCGATGGAGTCATCTTTTTTCCTTCTCCGTTAAGTAACGGCTGAAGAGGGGCTGGGTGAACCCCTCTTGGGTCGTGACTTAATCCTGCTCTTCCATCGGCGGGACTGCGTTGAGGCGAAGTCTGCCGACACGATACCCGTCCTCTCGAAGAATGTCCCAAGCATCGCAGTGGTAGACTTTGTTAGTCTCTGGATGGCGGAGGAGGTACTTACGACCCCCAAGTTCGTGACCACGAACAAACCAAGTGTGGATAATTTTCCCCGAGAACTGTTTGACTGAACTGATCCTTCGACGGGTGACGAACTCGCCTACAACGTAGGCTTTCTCGGGGCGGATAAATTCTCCATCGATCATTGGCATTTTAGACTTCCTCCTCCCGCCCGCTGCGGGATTTCACCCATCCATGAAAAGCTGCTCTCGCTGCGGAATTAAATTGACCCTCTGACATTGAGGATAAAACAACATCAGCTGAAAGAGTTGATCTGTTCACCGATCTGAGTGTGTTAGAAGCCTTCTGGAGAATGTAAATTACTCCGCCATCATTGAAGGATCTTACAAGCCAAAGATCTGTCTCTCGCCGTATCATCCGCCTCCTCCATCCACTTAACCCTCGCAAGGGTGATTTGCTTTCGCTTTGCTGGTGGTTTTGGGGGCTTAACCTCAGCCCCCAAAGTCCCCAGTATCCCAGCGAAATACGGTGTTCGGGCTGAAAGCCCTCCGCTGCGCCGTTTCATTTCACACCACCTTGCCGAGGTCAGCAAAATCGCCATCGGTCTGCAGCGGGCCGAGGTCAAACGCCTCGCGGGAATTTTCAGCGCGAAGCATATCGACCTGATAGCACCAGCGAAAATTGACCATGCGTTCTGGCTTGACGCTGGTCATGTCATCAACCCAGAGTTCGCCCTCGGCGTAATAAGCCGTGAGAATAATCGCATGGGTGTAGGGTTCCCCCTCGATCTTATCGGTGAGGATCACCAGCAGTGCCCGATCCTCTGCTGGCATTTCGTCAGTGTTTTTCTTCCACATGATCTTGACTTTCTGAAAAAATAGGCGAGGTCTAAGCCCGGATCGAACCGACACACCGAGCCGTTACGACTTACGTCGCAGCGTGATTGTTAAACTCTTCTCCCCCGCACTGGCCTTGTCAGTGCTTCTGCTAGGGTTGCCGTCGCTAAATTCACCTCGACGGAACATCTGGCCTCGCCTTTCCAGCGGGATGCTGGCGAAAAGGGCTGCGCCCCTTGCGTAAACATCCCCGACTCACCCTCACCCATCAAATATACATCATCCCGCGTATTTGTCAAACGAAAAAACCAGCCATCATCACCCATCCCACAGCCTCTGGCTTGCCGCCTCGCGCTCGCGTAGTGAATGAACGGGCCAAACGTCCTGAAGATGCCTGATGGTTCGCTGCGTGCCTAATGATGCTTTGGGGTACGTGTTCATACAGCCATATGTTTTCCAAAATTCCCTTAAAAAAAAAAAAAACTGATAAATAAAGAAAAAACGGGAGTGGATCAACCATACCCAGTTAATCAGCCATAAGGTTTACAAAGGAAATCATATGGCTGTATGAAAGGGGTTGGCGGTGCCGCATTAGCCACCTAGCCAACCCCTAGCCGTCACTAGGGACTTTCGCCCGTCCTATCACTCCTCGGGCGGCAGAACCACAACCCCTGCCGCGATTGCGGCATTGATGATTGAATTAACCATCAAGAACGCACGGGATTGGAGATGTGGCTTAACTTCCAGGCCTTGGCGCTGCCAATTCAACACCTCGTCAACACTTGTCGGAACCCATCGTTCCTCCCATCGCGGCTGGTCCTTGTCAAGCTGTGCGCAGATCTTTTGAAAATCATTCATAATCTTACCCTTCAAAAAGTAGGGGGCATTTGCGCCCCCTCGATCACAACCCCAGATCATCCATATCGATCTCAAGCCCCTTGTGTGCCGCGACAGCTTCCTGCGCTTTGGCCATGATCTCCTCCGTCGCGGCCAGCTTTGCGATTGCCGCTGCGAGCGAGTCCTTGGCGTAGTCCGTCCATTTCTTCCCTGCGGCCTTGATCTTAGCCCGCAATGCGCCCTCGGCCATTTTCTTAGCCTCAGCCATAACCGGGTCAGTCTCCCTGCTTCCCCCTTCCTTAGCCGTGCGAACAATCCCGGCCACCATACTGGCCAGTTTCTTATCCGCCATCGCTCTCGCGGTTTCCCTTACCGCCTCGGCGCTTGCGCCTTCCCCTGCCAGCTTCGCAGCCCCTGCATGTGCATCCATCAGAACATTGCGCAGCCCGATATAAACCACATGATCCTTAACCGCCTGCGGCAGCGCGTCAAAACCGACTTCCATTTCCAGCCCGCGTCCGATATTAACCAGCATGATCTTAACTCCTATTCGCGGCCCATTGCCACGTCCGAGGGGAAGCGTACCTCCCCTCACACTTATCAATGGAAAATCCAAATCGCCACCAATCCCAGACCTGCGCCTTGCGCCAGCATAGCTATCGCCAGTGCCACACCATAAGCTACTTTCACCATATCGCGTCTCCCTTGTCAGCCTTTACGGAAGGAAGCTCACCGCCCCGTCTCCTTCAATACATACACCTTAACCGCACTCCTTCCACATGTCAACAATTATTTTCCACTTTTCAAAAATAATTTTCACCCAGTCCTTTCATCCATCCGCCCATCCCACATCCCACGCCGCCGCCCCACCACCACTGTCAAAAACTTTTTCCCAGTGCCCCACCCCACCCCCCCATTTCGCCGAGTGGGGGTACCCCTCGCGACAAGGACACCCCTCGCAAAATGTGTATAATTCTACAGTCATATGGCTGATTCACTCAACCCACCGAAGGCGGGCGAAGCCGCGCTGACCCGCTTATCTCAAGGTTTGGGCCCGAGGAGGGCTTGTGCCCGCGCCGTTTTCGTGTATCGTGGGAGGTGAGGGAGATTCCAGATGGACTTAGGGTTAGACATTACAAGGACTTCAGGCCGGGCGGGAAAGGCTGTTACAGCCGAGCACGTTCGCGATCTGAACCTTGCCGATCTAGCTCTCCTCGAGACCGAGAAAGGGGTTAAGCCCCCGACTCTGGTGAGGCTCCGCGAGTCGCATCACACGCTAGCTCGCGCGTTGGCCTCCGGGCAAAAACCTGCCGAGGCCGCAATGTGCACTGGGTTCTCCCTCAGCCGGATCTCCATCCTCCAGAACGATCCGGCGTTCAAAGAACTCCTCAACGTCTACTCCGGCCATCAGCTCGAGGTCTACGCGGGGCTGCACCAGAAAATGGCTGCGGTCGCCATCGACGCAGTTGAGGAACTTCACACCCGCCTCGAGGACAAGCCGGAAGATTTCTCTGTTGGCCAACTCGTCGAGGTGTCTAAGACTTTCGCAGATCGGACTGGTCACGCCCCGAAGGCAGACAAAGGCCCGATGAATGTGTTTAATATTCAGCTCGCTGACCGTTTGGCGATGGCGCGTCAGCGGGCTGGATTGATCGAGGCGGCTCCCCTTCAACCGCCTACGATCGAGGGTGAGGTCGAGTCCCGCGCTCCCTCACCCGAAGGGCTCGCCGATGGATGAAGAACTCCTCATCGACCTTGAAAAGCTCAGCAAGAACCCAGTAGGTTTCGTCTACTGGGCTTTTCCTTGGGGCGAGGCCGACACCGAACTCGCTGACTACGAAGGCCCGGACGAGTGGGCTCTTTGGGTGCTGAACCAACTTGCCGAGGGCCTTCTCACTGTTGATGAGGCGATCCAGATCGCAATCGCTTCCGGTCACGGCATCGGCAAATCAGCCCTTGTTGCGTGGATTATCCTCTGGGCATTCTCCACCAAACGAGGCACTCGCGGAGTCGTAACCGCCAATACCGAGAACCAGCTCAAAACCAAAACCTGGGTTGAGCTTTCCAAATGGTTCCGCCTGTTCATCGCCAAGAGCCTGTTCAAACTCGAGGCCACCAAACTTTACTCCGCTGATGCGGAAATGGAGAACGAGTGGCGTATCGACATGGTTCCTTGGTCGGAGAGGAATACTGAAGCGTTCGCCGGTCTCCACAACAAAGGCAAGCGGATCTTAGTCGTGTTCGACGAGGCCTCCTCCATCCCTGACCTGATCTGGGAAACAACCGAAGGCGCTCTTACCGACAAAAATACCGAGATCCTCTGGCTCGTTTTCGGGAACCCGACTAAATCCGTTGGCCGGTTTAAGGAGTGTTTCCCTGGAGGTCGCCACGCCGGAACCTGGCGCTCACGCGCAGTGGACTCCCGTACAGTCAAGATCACTAACAAAAAACAGATCGCTAAGTGGATCGCAGCTTATGGCGAGGACTCCGACTTCGTCCGCGTCCGCGTCAAGGGCGAGTTCCCTCGTGTCGGCGCTATGGAGTTCATTCCGATCTCCATCGTCGAAGAAGCTCAAACCCGCGAAGTCACAGCGGCTATAACTGACCCGCTCGTCATGAGCGTTGACGTTGCCCGCTTCGGTGATGACGCCTCCTGCATCTTCTTCCGTAAAGGGCGAGACGCTCGATCCATCCCGCCAATCATCCTCCGAGGCGTAGACACTATGACCCTTGCCGCCCGTGCGGCTGAGGAGTATATGAAATACAACGCGGATGCACTCTTCGTCGATGGTGGCGGTGTAGGTGGCGGCGTGGTTGATCGGCTTCGTCAGCTCCAAATCCCATGCTTCGACGTGCAGTTCGGTTCATCCGCAGACCGTGGTAGCTCAGGCGCATCCGGCACTGATGATGGAACTCGCTATTTCAACAAACGTGCTGAGATGTGGGGGTTCATGAGGGACTGGCTGAAAACCGGAGCCATCCCAAACGACAAGGATCTGCAGGAAGAACTCGTCGGCCCGATGTACTCTTTCTCAGCTAAGGACGAGATCCAGCTTGAGCGCAAGGTTGATATGAAACGCCGAGGGCTTTCCTCGCCAGACCGAGCCGACGCTCTCGCTCTTACCTTTGCCTATCCAGTGTTTCCTAACCGGAACGCCGGAGGTCTTGGAAGTAAACCCACCAACCAGTGTCAAACCGAATACGACCCTTATGGAGCAGAACATGTTTAGTTCGCCTGAACCGCAACCAACTCCGCCGCCTCCGAACCCTTCGAGCACAGCTAACGCTTCGGTCAACAAAGCTGCAGCTGGCGCAAAGGCTGGGCAAACCGGCATGGCCTCCACAATGATGACCGGGGGTATGGGCTTGCAAACCCCTGCCACGACTGGCCAGAAGCAACTCACGGGGCAGTAACATGAAAGAACTTCGCAAGCACGTCGATGGCCGACTCGCAGGTCTACGCAATGACAGACTCTCGTGGTGGGTCCATTGGCAGGAGCTTGCGAACTATATTCTTCCCCGGCGTTATCGCTGGCTCGTCACCCCGAACCAGGCTGGCCGAGGCTCCCCTATCAATACCAACATCATCGACTCAACCGGGACTGAGGCCGCAAAGATCTGCTCCTCAGGTATGATGGCGGGGATCACTTCCCCTACCCGTCCTTGGTTTAAACTCGAGATCGAGAACTTCACCGGGCTCGATGAGACCCATCCGGTTTCAGTCTGGATCGAGCAGGTCCAGCGGCTCATGTCGAAGGTGTTCTCGGAGTCCAACTTCTACAACGCTATGGCGATTGTATATGGGGACCTCGCGGTATTCGGCACATCCGCCCTCATTATCTACGAGGACTTCGATGATGTCATTCGTTGTTACAACCCATGTCTTGGCGAGTACTACCTCGCCAATTCCCCTCGCGGTGATGTCGATACGTTCTATCGTGAGTTCTCCCTCTCTGTCAGTCAGATCGTGAAAGAGTTCGGGATTGATAACTGCTCCGAGAGCGTCAAAGCTCTCCACCGTGCTGGCGGCGCTAACCTTTCAAAAGAACTCGTCATCGCTCACGGTATCGAGCCGATGACTTCATTCCGCCCTCCAGGCCTTAACCCTGACTTCACCTTCTTCGAGGTATACTGGGAGAAGGGCTCATCCGACGACTGCATCCTCCGCAAGAAAGGTTTCTTCGAGATGCCGGGGCTGTTCCCTCGTTGGGATGTAGTTTCCAACGATGCTTATGGGCGCAGTCCTGGGATGGACGCTCTTGGCGACATCAAACAGCTCCAGCACGAGCAACGCCGCAAAGCTCAGGCCATTGACAAAACAGTCAACCCTCCGATGGTTGCTGATGTTCAGCTGAAGAACCAACCGGCCTCGCTTCTCCCAGGTGGGATCACTTATGTCTCCGGAATGAACTCCGCCGGGTTCAAACCTGCATTCCAGTTCAATCCGCCGATCCAGGAACTCATGATGGACATTCAACAGGTCCAGCTTCGGATCAAATCAACCTTCTTCAACGATCTGTTCATGATGATTTCCAATCTGACCACTGTCCGGTCGGCTGCGGAAATCGACGCTCGTCGTGAAGAAAAGATGATTTCTCTAGGGCCGGTTCTTGAGCGCATCCACGGTGAGGCCCTCTCAAAAGCCATCACCCGAGTCTATAACATTCTTTCTCGGGGGAAACTTCTCCCACCACCTCCAGCTGAGATCCAGGGCCAGGCCGTCAAGATCAATTTCGTCTCGATGCTTGCTGAAGCCCAACGTGTCGCAGCTACCTCTGGTGTTGAGCGCGTTCTCGGCCTCGCCGGTAATCTTGCGGCTGCGGCCCCTGATGTCATGGATAACATCGACGTTGATCAGGCCATCAACGAATACGGCTCGATGATGTCTGTCACCATGAAGATGTTCCGAGACAAAAAGGTTGTTGATAAAATTCGTGCTGACCGTGCGAAACAGAACCAGCAAGCCCAACTTCTCGAACAAACAGTCGCTGGCGCGAAGGGTGCTAAAACCCTGTCTGAAACCGATGTCGGTGGTGGGCAGAACGCACTACAACAAATGATCGGAGGGTAAATGAAAATCGCCATTTGCGTCCCCTCAGGGGACATGATCCATGCTGACTTTGCACGATGTCTGGTCGGGCTGCTCTTACACTCAGCCCGCTCACACGAACTTTTTTACATCAATGGAAAATCGTCGATCGTTGCTACAGCACGGAATAACTGCGTCAAGCAAGCGTTAGCGTTTGATGTTGATTATATTCTGTTTCTCGATGCCGATATGGTTTTTCCGCCGAATATCCTTGACAGGCTCCTCGAGTCAGGCAAAGATATAATTGGGTGTGCGTACAGGCGCCGGTCACCTCCTTATGACATAATGGCTCTTTCAGTTCAAGGTCCAGGAAGTCAAAAGGTAGAGGGAATTGCGGAAATGCTCGCACTCCCGACCGGCGTCCTGCTTATCGCAGCTAAGGTTTTTGAGAGTATCCCGAAGCCTTGGTTCAAGTTTGAGATCGACGCTGAGCGCGAGAAGATCACTGGCGAGGACGTACTCTTCTGCCGCGAGGCAGTTCTTGCTGGTTACAAAATCTGGATGGATGTTGAGGCATCCTACCACATCGGGCATTTAACCCAAAGCACTCTTGTTATCTCGAAGGAGGATAGTGATGAGTGATTATAACGCGGGCGAGAAAGACGAAGTCTCGCTCCGCCAAAAGAAACTAGCCGCAGCACTTCGTGAAGAAGATGAAGCGCTTGGAGCCTTTCTCAAAACAGTCGCCGGTCGTCGCTGGTTTAAAAAAATTCTGGAAGATTGTCATATCTTCCAGAACCCATTCTCCGACGATGCTCTTAAAACAGCATTCTCGTGCGGGGAAATGAATGTAGGCCAGAAACTTCTGGTTAATTTTATGCGAGTCGCCCCGAACCTATACATTCAGATGATGAAGGAAGTTGACTGATGCTTAAACTATTCCGCATTGCTTTTGCGCCGGAGAATGAAGGTGGAGGCGAGCCGCCAGCACCCGCTCCCGAACTCAAGCCAGTTGTCGAGACTTCGCTGATTGCCCCGAAGGAGGAACCTCCAAAGGAAGGCGAACCGCCGAAGGAACCGCCGAAGGAAGAGAAGAAGGAAGAGGCTACTCCATTCGATCCAGCTACCCTTACCTTACCTGAAGGCATGAAGGCTGAAGGGCCGATCATGGATAAGTTCAGTGAGATCGCCAAAGCTCGCGGACTGTCTCAGGAAACCGCTAACGAGTTGCTTGCTGTGTCGAGCGACTTGATCAAGGAATTTCAGACCGAGGCTGGAAAGCCTATCGAGCTCTGGAATAAAACTCAGACTGAATGGGTTGATGCCATTAAGACTGAGTTTCCCGCCGAAAAACTGATCGAGGCCCAAGCCTTCATGGCAAAGGCTTTCAACCAGTTTGGCACACCGGCTGCGCAAGCGGCTTTCAATCTGACTGGCGCGGGTAACAACCCCGACATCTTTCGGATGTTTGCCTCGATGGCGAAAGCCTTATCGGAGGGGACTTCTGTCGAAGGAAAACCACAGACCACCGGCGCGCGGCCTTCGTTGGCTGACTCGCTTTATCCTCAAAAAGGTTAAAATCCTATGGCAACACTTGGCACCACTGCCCTTACCTACGTCGATTGGGCGAAGCGTATGGACGATAATTTCAAGACTGCGAACATTGTCGAGCTTCTCTCGGTCGTGAACGAAATCCTCGAGGATCTGCTTGTCATTGAAGGCAACCTTGCCACTGGTCACAAAACGACCGTGCGCACCGGCCTGCCCTCCGGCACGTGGCGTCTTTTGAATTACGGCGTTCCGAAGGCGAAATCGACCACTGCACAGATCACCGACACTTGTGGCAACCTCGAAGTCTACGCAGAAGTCGATAAGGATCTCGCAGATCTCAACGGCAATACGGCCTCGTTCCGTCTGTCGGAAACCATCGCCTTCATTCAGGGTCTCGGCATCAATGTCGCAGACACTTTGATGTACGGCAACACTGCAGTGAACCCGGAACGGTTCATGGGCGTGACTCCGCGTTTCAACACTGTCTCGACCGCAACTGCCCAGAACGCAGTCAACGTCGTCGATGGTCTTGGAACCGGCTCTGACAACACCTCGATCTGGGTTATTACCTGGGGTGCAGACACTGCCCACGGCATTTTCCCGAAGGGGAAGATCACCGGCCTGCAGCACAAGGACCTCGGGGAATGGACCCTGCAGGACTCGAGCGGCAATCAGTACCAAGGTTATCGTGACCACTTCAAGTGGGAAATCGGCCTGACGGTTCGTGATTGGCGCTATATTGTCCGCATTGCAAACATTGACGTTTCGGATCTTTCCGGCGCCAGTGCTGCGAACATCATGAACCTTCTGGTCCGCGCTATCAACCGTCTGCCCACGACTGCAGGTCGTGTTGGTCCGGTTCAGCAGTCGAACACTCCGTCCATCCGTGACTCGATGGGCCGGACTGTCATCTACTGCAACCGCACGATTCGCACGTATCTTGATCTGCAGGCCATGAACAAGACCAATGTGTTGCTGAAGCTGATCGAAGTTGATGGTATGGTCATCTCGACCTTCCGCGGCATCCCGATCCGCACTTGCGACTCGATCCTCAACACCGAGGCCCGTGTGGTCTAAGGAGAACTCAAATGATCATTGATGGTGCACTTCTCTTCTCGACGGCGCAAGCAGTTACAGCGACTGCCCCCTCGACCAACATTGTCGATCTCGGCGTCAAGCGTGACATCGGCATCGGCGATAATCCGTCACTCAAGGTGATGGTGATGGTGACGACAGCGTTCACCACGACCAACTCCGGTACGTTGCAGGTGGCCTTCCAGGGCTCCACTGATAACTCGACGTGGGACACCTACACCCTGTCGTCTGCATACGCAGCAGCAGCTTTGACCGCTGGTGCCCGTCTGCACGACATTGACGTTCCTCGTCCTGGCGCTGGTCAGGCTGCTCCGCGTTATATTCGTCTGAATTATGTTGTCGGGACTGGTGTGTTCAGTGCAGGCGCATTGACTGCGGCTGTTCTTGGCGATCGTCAGGAAAATATCACTTACGCCCCCGGCACCACTGTCACCAACTAATAGGAGACTCCTATGCAATTTCGACTTACCGCTACACATTATATCTGTGAGACAATACTCCCAGTAGGAACACTTGTCGGTAGTGGTACCGATTATCCTGTCACTATCCCCTCGATCGAAATGGTAGGAGAGGATGATGCCGGGAAAAAGGCAGTCGATCTTCGCAAAAAGTCTTTTGTAGGTCTTGACAAAGTCCTCGATAAGAAACTGGAGGCTTAAATGGATACTTACTCCTCCAGTGGCGGACTTCGTGATGTAGCTACCATTACCATTCTATCGGGGCAGTCTCTTTCTGCCCCGATAGATCTTGGTTCTGGGAGACTTGGGGCAATCCAAGTTTCATCAGGATGGGATGCGGCCAATCTAACTTTCCAGGTATCTTCTGACGGAATTGTCTACAGCGATTTGTATGACGATACAGGAACTGAGGTTAAATGGATAGCTGCCGCTTCTCGTTTGATTGTTCCAGCAAATTTTGTGCAATGGTGTGCTATTCGTTATATCAAAGTGCGTTCAGGGACTTTTGTCGCACCGGTCACTCAAACAGCTGATCGGTCTTTGCTGGTATCTTCTTTTGTACTGATTTAAAGGAGGTTAGTTATGCGTCGCTTTTTTATCTACTTTATTCAAAAAAAGTTTGAGGCTACAACCACTTCCCCAAACAACGCCCTCATGTGGCGCGGCGAGCCTTTGATGTGGCGCGGCGCGTATCTGGTTTGGAGAAGCTAAATGTCACAGATTGATTTGGACCTTCTCACGCCGGACGCGACAATTCCCGCCACGTGCATTTTGTTTGGCGCGGACGATCAAGCGGCGGGGCCGACAAGCGTCTACCCGCTGTCGTCGCTCTGGCAGAAACTCGTCGGATCAACGGCTTTTAGTGGCGATACCGTCACGGCGTCCAAGCCTTTGCTTGATTTGGTGCAGACGTGGAATAATGCGGCGGTCGGCTTTACGCTCCTGAAAATTAATGCGGTAAATACTGCATCGGCAACGCTCTCATATGTCTTCGACGCGCAGGTAGGTGGGTCGTCTGTTTTCAGCGTCCGCAAAGATGGGCTGGTTACCTCGTCTATTGGCGGTGGTCTCACCTTCAATTCCTCAGGTGGCTATACCAGCATCGGTGTTGGGAATAGCGGGCTTGTCGTCCCATCGGTACTTGGTATCGGCGCGAGTGACACGCTGCTAAACCGCGATGCTGCTAACACGCTCGCCCAACGTAACGGGACCGCCGCGCAGGCTTTCAACGTCTACAACACCTACACGGATGCCTCGAACTATGAGCGGCTTGGTGTGCGGTGGTCATCTAATGTCGCCTATCTTGGACCCCAGAAAGCCGGGACCGGTTCGGATCGCTTGCTTGTCGTACAAACCGGGATCGTCACGGTTGTGGGATTGCCTAGCGCCTCTGCGTCAGGGGCAGGTGCTCGCGCGATGGTATCTGACGCCACAGCCACGACATTCGCTTCAACAGTATCGGGCGGCGGCGCAAACAAGGTCCCCGTCGTTTCGGACGGTACAAACTGGCTCATCGGCTAAAGGATCAACCAAATGTCTGTAATTTTCCCTGAAACGGTTATCGAAGACGCTGGCAAGGTGGCGGGCGTCGAACATGCGCGCGACCTCTACAACGCGGCAAACGCCACGCAGCGCCCCCTCACGGCTTCCGAATACCTACAATTCATCGCGATATCTGCCGTGACCTCCTACGCCACCGCGAAAGAGCGCTACGACCGACTTGTTAGCATTGGCGAGGCCAATCCCGTGCAGTCCATCGAAGCCCGCCTGGCCGAATATGAAGCAGCCCAGAAGGAAGCCTGAACGTGAATATCACTGCCGCACAGCAAGCCGCCAATGCTATTGATCTTGCCATCCGTGCAGGTGGCGTACAGGCCGCACTTGCTCACATCGAATTGCTGTCTGAAATCGC